TGCATAGCACGAAGACGCTTATTAATCCAATGTGCAGCAGCTGGGTAACCATCAATAAACTCCACTCCAAGTTCGTCACAACGTAATAGATTTTGCAGGCTTAGCACAGGCCAAGCATCTGGCATATTTGCTACTTTAACACCGTAAGCAGCAGCAGCGTTAGTGTTGATAAAACGATTGAGACGCTTGTCGTGATTACCCTCAAGAAGGATAATTCTCGCATCCACGCCGGCATTAGCACGCTGCTCAGCAAGGAAACGATGACCACGATTAATAGCAAGCTGGGCAGTGTGAGCAAAGTTAGTCTCCTGTTCGTATGTTCCATACATAGGTAAGTCTAGGAAATCTCCTAGGTTAATAATTTGAGCAAGAGGGTGACCATGGTCCAAACCTACGACTTGTAGCGCTACATCCATAGCGGCCTCATCGTGGAATGGATCCAAGGTACCGTCTTCATACTTGCGATAACCGATTTGTGGATCAGGTAATGCAACCGCAACCTTCCAGTTGCTGCTGATCAGAGATGGTGTACGAACCTTTGGCTGTACTATTACGGGCTCTGCATGCTGCACTGGTTGCCAGGTTGGGCCTTCACCCCATTTAGGAGAAAGGATAATCTTAGTGTCGTCGGGGTTGTTAGATAAACTAACTTTGCTAACCTTACCGACATCTTCTGCGGTTAGCCCATTGTTCTTTAATAGTTTTTCAATTGAATTTAATGCTGAGTCTGCTTTAGCATTATTGTATGCATCTTCTAGCGACATGAACAGTTCCCATTTCTGTGCTCTTTGAGCGACGTTATACCGAATGTTGCACCTGCAGATTTGTACAGCGTATGAAGACTTCTAGTTGAGAAGTCGTCATCATTTAAAGAATTTTCAAATGCAGTTAGGTTCTTTTCGTCAAGGGAAACAGCCCAAGCTCCAACCACACACTTACCCGCTACATTGGGGTTTTTTTCTTTCGCCTCAGAATACAAAGCATCTAAACTCATCGCGCCTCCAAATTTAATAATAGAGGCCTAGGTGAATAGGCCTCTATTATTATTATAGTACATTTTAGTAAGAAGTGCCAATTCCTTGGTCAAAGCTTTGTGTGCTTCGAACCACAGACGGCGAAACAATGCGACCATTAGCCTGTGTTAAACCTGCTGCTGGATCTGTTGCCTTTGTATATCGCGCCTTAATTGAATATGCAGCACTGTTACGTTCTCCACCTGGGGCAGCTGGCACGTTTGGACGTGAAACTTTTGTTCCCATAGCGGTTGGGTCTCCGGCTGCAGTGTTCTTCTTAGGGATAAGAGTACCTGCTGCTGGTGAAGCTGAAGGAGAAGTAAACTTAACGCCTTCTTTGCCCATAGGGGTACGGCCTTGTGCTGCCATACCTGCTAGAGCTGCGTCTTGATCTGATTTTGCCATTGTTAGTACCTAACTGTTAGAGATCTCTTGGCATAAATAATATATTAATTTACAGAGATAGTAAAGACAATCGCAGAAATAGATCCATCTCTGGACTCTACTGTAGCGAACCCAGGCCTACACGTAAGATCTAAGCCACGTGGAGCCACGTAACCTCGAGCTATAGCAATAGCCTTTACTGCCTGGTTTACGGCTGAAGCACCTACCGCACGTAATTTGACCTGTGGGGCCTCATATAGTGCGTGAGCAATTGCTGAGCCAACGGATTGTGCATTAGATCCAGCGCTTACACGCAGGAACTTTTCTTCATTTTCTTTTTCATTCACGAGTTGTAGTCCTTAGGTTTATGCCCACCTAAGAGACTATATTACGGTGTATCTCCGTATCCCGCTGCCTTAAGTAGGCCTACAAAATCTTCTAGTCGTAGGATGGTTACCCACTCCCCAATAGAGGCCTCTCCCTGCCCGTTTAAGCGCAGTACAGCTACAGGTAGATCTTTCCCGTTATGTCGCTCCTTTAACTGCTTTATAACGGCGCTGGGGTTAAAATCTTTGCGTGCCTTTACTTCCCAATCAATTCCGATTGTTCCAGTAACATCAGTACCGCTACGACCAGCACCAGTGCTCTCAGCAAATGGAAACCCATTTTCCGCCAAATAATTTGCCACAACTTTTTGTGATCTATATCCACGATGTTTCCTACTCTGACTAGGCATTAAGTGTTGAACCTCCGAGTTCTTGATCGCATACCTCCACCATCAGAAGTGCGACGTGTGAGCTCACGAGATACTAATTGTGAGTCTCTCTCAACATTAAGAGTGCGTGTTTCAATTAGCTTACGAAAAGCGTACTTTACATCTAGCTCATGCTGTAGATCTTGGATCTCTTTGCTAGCTGCAATCTGTGCTTTGATTAGGGTAATTCGATCACCCTTTGCACCAGTCCAGTTGCTAAGCATGCTAGAAGCCTCAGCGTTATCTAGTGTGCGCTGTGCCTCACGTTCATTAATAATAGCAATAGCTTGAGCACCTGCAAGGTGGTCGTTCCATTGAGTAAACTGTACAAATAGATCCATAAGACCTTCGTCGTCTAACTCAGTAATATCTCTAGGTAGGTCAGGTATGTTGTACTCTGGTTTAACAGTTAAAGAAAAACCTAACTCATTTACTGCTGCTAAAACATCTCTACTGATACTCACTTTGCCTCCTGAAATGGTGCACAACGCTTACAGCCTACCGCAGGATCTGTGCTGCAAACTGGTGGTCGTTTATTATTTACAGCCCAAGCTACGTCTAAAGCCTTGTCAAAGATATCTTTAGTAAACTCTGGGTTGTACTGTACTACAAACTCTTTGTATTCTTGGTTAGCTTTAAGTTCATAGATAAACACAATCTCTTTGGGAGCAGACTCAAGTAGGCCTTCTTCAGCCATCAAGTGGCAAAGATGTAGGTATACCTGGCCCTGCAGCTGATGAGAGCGGAAAGGGGTCTTGATGTTCTTCCAAGCCTTTTCCACATTGTCGTCTGCCTGTGCCATAATAGCCGGTGCATCCATACGAATACCGCCAGACCCAATAGACTTAATCTCAATTAGGCAGTCTTCTCCCAAGCCCTTAATCCAACCATCGGCGTGTCCACGGATCATATGCTTATCGCTACGCAAAGATACTTCTGCGTATTCTTTATTAGCAAGTCCTTGAAGGTCTTTAGATGTAGCCCAGGTGTAATCTTTAGTTACGGGGTTGTACCATTTACCGTACAGCACACCCATATCCTCAAACCACTTCTGCCACTTAGCGTGGATGGTGTGTCCCTCGGCAAAAATAGATGCGAGACGGGCAGAGGTCTTATCACGAGTCTCTACGTAGTTGCCGTTAACAGCGTGGTATTGTGCAAGAGCACACCAGTCATCTTTGATAATATCAGACGGGTGAATATAACTCATGTCACGGTCATCAAATGGACGTGTCAATACGTGGCGCTCTACAGCACCCATAAGACGTGTTGTTCTTTTTTTTGTTTCTAAAAATGCTTTTAAATCCTTACTAGCAATGGTTTTAGGTGTTGCCATACTTTCTGCCCTCTTTCTCTAACCACTCTTCTAAGGTTGTGCCTTTTTTCTCGTACTTACGCTGAGCCGCATTTCTTTCTCTATGCGACATACCGCCAAAGATTCCGTGGAGCTCATTATTAATTATAGCCTCTTTAAGGCACTCTTGTCTAACCGGGCAAGCTGGTCTGCCGTCTTTACCTAAACAGATTGCTTTAGCTTTGTCAGCTATTGGTTTGTACAAAGCCTTATCTCGTGGCGGAAAGAACATCTCTGTATCTTCACCTTGACACTTGGCTTCATATCTCCAGGTCCATGCTGGATCATCGCTATATCGCATTACTCACCTTTTATTGAATTACGTAACTCAAAGAAATCCTCCTCTAATAGAACGACGTAATTCTCACCATCAAGGTGCAACCCTAGAACAGGCATACGACTGTCTAGAATTGCTTCGGTTGTAATCTTTTTTAAAACCTCTGACTTAATAGTCACAGATTTCTTACCGGTCCACTTATGCTCAATAAGGAGTTCGTCATCTCTAACGTCACCCTTACGTGACCAAAAAGCTCCGGAGGCAGCGCTGCGCTGGCCACCCGTAATCTTTTGCAATCGTTTTTCATGCTTTAACGATTGTTTTTGTCCTTCACTCTTCATCTGTACTTAGCATCAACACTGGTGCAGACTTTAACGTATCCATTACTGCAGCAGTAAGTTCAGTTCTTAAATCAACTTCTTCACGAAGTGAATCAATAAGTGCTTGAGAACCCTGCCACTTACGGTCGTTATAATACATCCAGCCACCACGACGATCTACAATTCCATTGAGGATGGATAGGGCAACAATTTCTTTACCGGAATCGTAACCCCCAGCGTCAACTGGTCCTCCATCAGAGAAATAGAAGTCGAGGTAGGCTGTCTGCTGTGGGGGATAGGTCTTGTTCTTAATTGTGCGGACGCGGATTGTTTGCCCCACACGGCGCTTATCCTGTCCAGTGCCCACCTCTAGCCATTCATCGCGCTTTATTTCGCAACGAACACTATACGCATAATCTTTACCAAGACCACCTGGTGTAGTACGAGGATCGCCGTGCATTACGCCAATCTTCATACGGTATTGATTAATCATCATGCCCAATACTGGGCGCTCTGATTCAATCAAATCTCTTTTAGTTGCTGAGGCTACTTTTCGGAAGAACTTGTTGGTGATGAGGGCCCCTCGTCCAACGGTGAATTCATCCATTTCTTTCTCATCCTCTGCTCCAGGAACCAAGGCAGGAAGAGAATCAATAACGACCATATCCACAGCTTTGCTTTCCATAAATTTAATAACCGCTTCATACGCATTCTCCATACTATTAGTTTCGACAAGAATAACTCGCTCAGTTATAACGCCACAGAGCTCGGCGTACTTTGAATCAAAATCTTCTGCAGCAATCCACACTGCAGTAAAGTCTGGGTTTACTTTTTGGTTAGCAGCAATAGTTCTTAGAGCAATAGCTGTCTTACCATGTGATGCCTCGCCTACTAGCTCTACCCAACGATTCATAGGCCATCCACCACCTAGAACAACGTCTAGTGTTAAAGAACCTGTTGTAACACGCTGCGTAGCAACAACGTTATTGGCAGCAACTACTGTGTTTGCCCCATACTTTTTATTTAGTTGGGCGACTACCTTTAGGGCATCTGAATTAATAACTGCCATTATCCGATCCTATCTACGATTACGTTTGGGTTAAAGCCTGATGTTCCTACTTGTTTTGCTGCAACTGTTGGTCCTGAACTTTGACTTGGAAGTCCTGTGCCAGTACCGGACTGTACGAGTGGATATCCACAGTCGTAGCAACGCTTTGAAGTGTTGCTTCCTGGAGCTGACATATAATTTCCTGAGTAACAACCTGGACACGTTTCAGTGCTCCTAGAACTAGCTGCTTTACTTACTAATTGATCTTGAGCGGCGTCGTAATCGACACGTACAGTTGGTTGATTAACCGTTGCCCTATACACGTTACTGGGTGCCGGTCCCGTAGCAGGGGTAGAACTTTGAGTAGGTTTGTTACCTAATTTGTTTGCCCACCAGTCATTGTTTGCCATTGTTTTCTCCATTTAGTTCGATTAACTCTAAGTTAAATAAGGTAGATACACAAGAAAGTGAAGACGATAGCGCTACTAACCTAAACAATCTTTGTAGCGTTTCTGTGTCTTCTACAAGTTTTTCTTCTATTTCATCGTCTTCTAACAAATACGCAGCAACTGCAATTTTAGCTGCTATGTCTGCATGTGAGTCTATAAGTGGAAGAAGCCTAGAAAATCGTTGTAAACGTTTTTCACTTGCTTGTTCTTCCATGTCAGCTACTTCATCAGATATTGGGGGTAAGCCCATAGAGTTAGCTATGTCTTCTGTAGGCATAAGCATAGTATCATAAATGACTTGACGAATCAAAACTGGTAGAGAAACACTCAGCATCTTATCTGCATTATTAATTGAAACTTGTACTTTGTTTTTCTTTTTACGTCCAAACATTATTTGGCGTCTCCCCATCGAGTAACCGTCGTAATATCCGCTAACAGCGGAATATTAAGAGCGTTGATTCCTTCCATAGCCTCACGAATTGCTGCCTCTGTTTCCCCAATAAGATCATTGGGAGTGACAGTAACTAATTCGTCATGGATTGTAAGAATTAGGTTTGACCCTTCAGGAATCATTTTATGTGCCCTAATCATAGCAAGTTTTATGAGATCTGCCGAAGACCCCTGGATAACCGTGTTAAACGCCTGGCGCTCTGCCCTAGCACGCTCCCAGACCACAGATGACCTAAGATCTGGCAAATACCTGCGACGGTTCATATAGGTAAGGGCATAGGGTACTGGGCCACGGTTGCGGCTTTCTTGGATAACTCGCTTCTTATACCTAGCCACGGAAGGAAACTTAGCAATAAACCCATCTAGGAGTTCTCGTGCCTCGTTTACAGAGCAACCAATAGAATCGGCAATCTTGTCAGGACCTACACCATAAGCTAAAGATAGAACTAGCTGCTTGCCGGCTTTACGATCTACACCCATAGTAGTACCTACGGTTGTATAGATATCCTCACCGTTTAGATATGCGCCACACATAATGCGATCCTCACTAAAGGATGCGATAACACGTGGCTCAATCTGAGAGTAGTCAGCCACAACTAATGAGTGGCCTTCTGGTGCAACGAAAAGATTTCTAATCGCCTTGCCATTTACAGTATGCGGAGCTGGCACATTCTGTAAATTAGGGTTACGACTAGAAAATCTTCCCGTCTCTGCACCATATTGGATAAAGTCTGTGTGGATACGCCCATCAAGAAGTAAGCTTTTCTTTGCTACAGTCTTTGACTTGCCAAGGAGAGTACGTGTTATATCTCCGCCTAGGTATGGGATTACATAAGTTGTTAGCAACTTATTTAGATCAGAATAGTTGAGAAGCGCATCTACAAGAGCATCTTTTCCCGCAAACATTTTTAGTGCGGGTTCTGATACCGAATAGTCAGATACCGTTGATGGGGTGCCGGACTCCATGCGCTTCTCGCCGGCTGGTGTTAGAACTTTAGGGCGTAATCCACGTCCGCCATCTTTTTTACTAGAGAACAAAAGCTTTTGCTTTTCAGGAATACTATTAATGTTAAATGCTTTACCAGCAAGCTTATAGATCTCGCCCTTTGTTGTCTCTAACTGAACCTCTAGGTTTTCTTTAAGCTTTTCTAGTTCAGTAACATCAATATCTGCACCACGGAGCTCCATGTTACAAATTACATCTAGGACGTCCATCTCTAAGTTAAACACGCCACGAAGCTTGTCAGTAGTTAGTTGCTCGGAGTACTTAATCCAAAGCTTCCAGGTCCACTCAGCATCTAGCGCTGCATAGGTAGCCACCTCTTCAAAGCTGTATACCTCTACTTCTTTACCTACACCCTTAACCATCTCGTAACCAAACTCACGCTTGAGACAGTCGTCTAGTCCAAGATTATTGCGGTTCTGTGTGTTAAGAATAAAAGCAGCATTAAGAGTACAGGCGTATGGTTGCGCAGGTAGGGCGCCGAGATATTTGGTTACGCTCTGTAGATCAAACTTAAGATTGTGACCAATCTTAACTTTGTCGCTTGCAAATAGTGGGCGAAGGGCTTTAAACACTTCTCCACGTGTTAACTGTTCAGGGCCTTCTGTAAAGATCTTCTTAGCTTTGCGCTCATCTTTACTGTAGTCTGAGGGACGTAGTGGAAGGCCCTTAATAATACGGTCTTGTGCGGAAGGTAGCAAAGGATATTCTGTTGTTACATATTCACCATTTGGGTGACCCATAGGAATAACATCTACACGATCATATGTAGCCAAAGCAATCCACATAACAATATTTTGGCGTGGGTCTCCACGATGATCACCTACAGTTTCAACGTCAAATGTAAATGCGTCTACTTTATCGTAGGCAGCAACCAGCTCTGCTAGTTGGTCAAGTGTAGTAACTATATTCATTGCTCTCCTAAAGTTAATGTGAGGGGCCTGTAGAAAGGAGGTCAAAAACCAGGCCCCTCACTTGATGGGTTATTTAGTTAGCTGATGCAATTTCACGAGCAATCTCAGCCAATTCAGCCTTGGTGGACGTATGGAGAGCGTCTGGCCCAAGTGGCTTCATGGTCTTGATTAACTCAGCAGCAGCAACAGGATCAATTTCCCATTCCTCAGCAAGGTCACGTTCCTTCACAGGAACGATTGAGTAAGAAGTCTTTGTCCCCTGACCAGACTTACTTACTGCCCAATATAGGTCAGCGCGATTAAGTGGGCCTGTCTTCGTATTTGAAGCAAGCTTTTCAAGCTGACCGCATAAGCGAACCCCGACAACCATTAACTGGAGTTGTGGATCCTCATCAGAAAGATTAAGGACAGTAAAGGCAAACTTTGGATCCGGCTTGCTACCTACAGCAATTAGTGGATCGTCTTCACCAATACTAATAAATGACTTTTTACCTGGACGGTTTACCCAATGTTGCATAAATGCCATTGGTTCGTCTGAGATAAATTTAATGAGTTGGACATCTTCGTCAAAACGGAAATCCGTTGCGAATGCCTTTGTAGACTTAGCTACGGCAGTCTTTGCTGCCTTCCAGCCTGTCTGAATGACAGATGAGCGTTCTGGAACTTCATTCTCATCTTCTTGTACAAATAGATCTTCATCTGCTGGTGCAGCGTATGAATCTACATTTGGAACTGGCTTTGATATTTTTAACGATGTGCTCATGGCGCATCCTTTCGGTAGTTGGCTGATAGCTGAGATTCGGTTGAATCTTTACGCTGGGTAGTTAGTTAGTTTCTTGCTCATGGATTTTCTTCCATGTTTCCATCAATTCAATTGATAGATCATGGTGCTTATTCCAATCAATCCTAGGAACATCAATTAGTCCCCGGGACTCAAAGCTTTTGATAGTTGCTTCTATAATTGTTTTGCTGTACATCCGCCATCCTGGCTTCTTTACACCTTTAACAACTATTGACTTTAAGCGATAGGGTGCACGTGGTATATAACCTTTTCGTTCCCAAAGTCTCAAAGTAACTATCGGTCTGCCTAATGCAAGGCACAATGACCCCGCACTATATAATTCTACCACGTTTCCATTAGGTAGAGTTTTTACCTGAGGATTCTCATCCCAGGAACCTTGTTGTGTAACTTTTTTAGGTTTAGCATTTGGATTTACGGCACGACGCTTTTTCTTAGAACCTGGATAGTAATCATCCAAACTCTTTAATAAGTTGTCTACCGAATCCGTCATGTTATCCCTTATTTTGTATAGAACGCGTAAGAAACTTTCTTAGTAAACATAGCATCAATATCGTCTTCTGCTAAAAGACCTTCGTATAGGCAAGCCATTACTTCTGCTTCATCTAGCATAGGGATCATCTTATAGCAACGCTCTGACAAACCCTTTTCAGTAAGAATTGCGTTTGCTGAGTCTTCGTTTAACGATTGAGATACTTTGCGCTGACGTTGTAAGGATGTAACCCCGTCTACCTCAAAAGGTAGCGTAAGCCAAATATGGCCCTTTTCGTCTGGCTCGCCCTCTTCGTCAACAATGTCTGAAAGCTCAGCCTGAATTGATGACCGCTCTTTATCCATGTCTGCAATACGACGCTTTAATGCTACAAAGCTCGCAACCTTATTCATAAAGGTATTGTTCTGTGGATCTTCTTTTTCTATAACTTTAGGCATATGTTTTTCCCTCCGTTATATATTTTAGCCGATTATTCGACAGAACGCAAATCGTTAATATAAGCCTCTAAAGCCTTAATAATGACGTCGGTGACCGTACGGCCCTCAGAGAAGGCTTTGGCTTTAACGGCCTCCCAGAGGTCGCTAGAGACACGTATGGTACGTGTTGGGGTCTTAGGTGCATTAGGCATAGAAATATTCTATACCGAAACCTCTTCTAAAAATGCCCTAAGTGTCCCTACAGTTAGATTAACGCCACCATCTGTATTTATGCCCTCACCGTCAATGATTGCATTAGCTACAGCCATCTTTTGCACCAACATTGCGTGCTGACGCTCTTCAATAGATCCCTCCATTAGGAAGTCTTGAATAACAATTGAAGGCCAAGTACTAGAGGCCCTTCGTATACGCCCATTACGTTGTAACGCCAGACCTGCGTTCCACGGAAGATCATAATTAATAAGTAAGTTAGCCTGAGGAAGATCCACGCCATAGCCACCGGCGTCAGAACTAATAAGTATACGACAACTTGGCTCAGTTTGGAAAATAACCTTAGCAACCTCTTTAGCTTTAGCATCTAGTTCTCCTGTATAAATCTGTGGCGAGTATTGCTCTAAACTTTTTTCAAGTAGCTTTGCCATATGTACATAGCTAGTAAAGATAACTACTTTGTTTTTATCATAACTATCTAAAAAGTCTGACACGTACCGTTCAAGAGCGGCAGCTTTAGGATGCGCTTTTAGTGTGGCTAGCTTACCACCCTCATCTAAATCATTTATGTACTTAGATCCAGCATTTCCGTCTTTACGGTACCTACCTGCAGAGTGTGATAGCAAAGCTGGTGCATCACACAACATACGTAGCGCAGTTAGCTTAGACATAATCTTGCCCTTCATAGCATTTGCAGCGTCGTTTTGGTTTTCCCCAGAGTAGTGGGAAAACAAATCAAATGAACTACCAAAATCATCTATAGCGTTATCTAAATCATCTAGTATCTCTCTAACAATCTGTCGATACAAGATAGCTCCGGCACGGTCAAACTCTACTAAAATAGGCTCTGCAAAAATTGTATCTGGTAAGTAGGGGGCAACATCTGGATCCTGCTGACGTTTGCGTACAGATGCGGTTGCTAAAGTCTTGCTTAATGTAGTAAGGTTTCTATACTTCTCTACGCCACCAAAGTGATTACGTACAATAAACGTCTTATCAAATAAATCAAATCTTCCTAAAACTTTAGGATCTATAAACTGCATAATGCTATACAGCTCTTCAGGCTTACCGTTTTCAATAGGGGTGCCTGTCAAAGCAAACTTAACTGGGCTGGTAAGTTTCTTTACTTGCTTTGATCTTTTTGATCTAAAACTTTTGATGGCTGTTGCTTCATCGCAGACAACGAATCCTCTTGCAAGGTGTTGAACGTAGTCCCAGTCGTTAACAACCTGCTCATAGTTGAGGATAACATAATCAGTGAGCGAGTGACCCCAATCGACTGCCTCGCCGTATTGGATCGCCCGTTGTTTTGGCGTTCCATCAATGACCACAACGTTTGCAGCGTCATCTGTAAATTTCCTAATCTGTTC